AGCGGATTGAAATCGATACAATCTTAGCTGGCGGATATAACATCCAATGCCTTCACCTTCGTACTCTAGTAAAAATGAAGAAATGATAAGGATATAATTATGTGGGAAGTTAGAGGACAGTTTAATAAGCCACAATCCGAAGGCAACGATTCGCAGTTAGAATGGAGTGCAATACACTGCGAATCTCGTGAAGAGGCCGAGGATTGGTGGGAATGTAGATCTAAGTCAACTTTCGGTAATGGTGGAACGACTAGTGTTAGCACCATGTTTGATCCTGATGGTAAAGTTGTTAAAGTTATGTTCAAACAATAGAACATATAAATTACATTGTAAAAATGAGGAAATGATATGATTGATATAATTATAATCGGAATAGTTCTAATATCGGCCGCTTATGCAGTTAAGGTAGTAGTAACTACAATTATGGCAATTTTCAATGATGGGAAATAATTAGACTTCTTATGAAGTTTAATAGTTATCACGGCTCAGGCAGGGAGATGATCCCGTAAGACCTGAGTTTTTTGTTGTTTTTAATGTATAAATAGTAAAAGAAAAGGAGTGAATTATGGCAAAACTAACTCAGAATATAAATTATCTTCAGAGTACGCAATTTAAGGTCATTATTGATCGTAAGCAATTTGCCAATCTCGAATTTTTTGCTCAAGGGTTTCAGCATCCGGGTGTTACGATTACATCTGCACCTTTAGCATATAAAAGAATCTCTACTGTAGGTCTACCAGGCGATACACTAACTATTGATGAACTTCAGTTTGAAGTCATAGTCGATGAGAATATGGCATCATATACAGAAATGTATGACTGGGTAGAACTCTTAACACAGGCACGGACAGGCTTAGCTGGCACTGATATTGTGCAAATACCAATCGTAAGTCATGAAGCAGACATTAGTATTCTATTAATGACTAATGGTAATAAAGTGGTCAAAACTATAAAATACATTGATTGCGTTCCAACGTCATTGGGTAACCTATCGTTCTCATCTTCACAAGGTGAGCCTCAGATGGTAACTTATAATGCATCTTTCAGGGCTGAGTATTTTGTTATAAGCTAGCGTATATATACTTTATATTATGGAGAAATGATTTGTTAACACTTGAAAATATACTCGAAATGTGGAAAGAAGATTGCGTAATTGATGATAATAATTTGGATGTCTCTTCAGTAGCTGTGGTTAAGTTACATGCCAAATATTTAGAAATGTTATCTATTACAAAGCTAAAACATAAAAAATCCGAACTAAATCAGAAAATTTTACTTAAAGACAAATGGCTTTATTATAATGGTAAGATGACTGAGGATGAACTTAATGATAAAGGTTGGGAATACGATCCATTTCGTGGAATGAAAATTATGAAAGGCGACATGAATCGCTACTATGATTCAGATATAGATATACAACAGAGCGAAGAAAAAGTGGTGTATTTTAAGACTATCGTTGAAACGTTAACTGAGATAGTTGATACATTGAGATGGCGACATCAAACAATTAGTAATATTATAAAATGGAAGATGTTTCAAGCTGGTGGATAAAATATTAATACAAAAGAAGAATGAAGCCTTTCTTCTCATAGGATGTGATAGTGGTATAGCAATGGAGCTGAGTGAATTCTTTTCATTCTTTGTTCCAGGCTATAAGTATATGCCGCTATATCGTAATAAAGTATGGGATGGTAAAGTTCGGCTATTTAATGTGGCCAACTATGAATTGCCGGTTGGGCTTTTACATTATGTTAAAGAGTTCGCCGAAAAGCGAGACTATGAAGTAGAATATGAAGATGGTCCATATGGTCCACCCGAATTGGATAATGTAATAGATCCAAAACAAATCATGGAATTCATTAAATCACTTAATATTCATAGTAAGGGGAAACCCATTGAAGTAAGAGATTATCAGTTTAACGCGATCTGTGAAGCTATTAAAAAGAAAAGAACTATTTTATTATCACCAACAGGTTCTGGAAAATCATTAATAATTTATGTACTATTACGTTGGTATATGAATCATAATGAAGATAAGGCTCTTATTATTGTACCAACCACATCTCTGGTGCAACAAATGTTTTCTGACTTTGCCGATTATTCTACTAACGATGATTCATTCTTTGCTGAAAAAGAATGTCATGTGATATATTCTGGGCAGCCAAAAATGAATGTGGCTGAAGACGTTTTTATTAGCACATGGCAATCAATCTATAAGTTACCACCAACATGGTTCAGTCAATTCGGAATCATTTTTGGTGATGAGGTACATGGTTTTAAATCTAAATCATTAACAAACATTATGAATAAAGCTCGAGGAACGGCATATCGATTTGGTACAACTGGTACATTGGATGGAACACAGACACACAAATTAGTATTAGAAGGTTTATTTGGTAAAGTGATGAAGGTCACTACAACAAAAGCTTTACAAGAAAAAGATACTTTAGCCGCGCTTGACATTTTCATTTTAAGACTAGAACATGCAGATGACATTAAACAATTAATAAGTGGGAGTACATATCAGCAAGAGATCAATTTTATTATTGGTAATGAAAAACGAAATCATTTTATACGAAACCTAGCAGTTGATCAAACAGGAAATTCATTAGTTTTATTTCAATTTGTAGAAAAACATGGTAAACCTCTATATGATTTAGTAAGGGCTAAAGCGGATATAAATAGAAAAGTATTCTTTGTTAGTGGAGCAACAGAAGCTACTGATAGAGAAGCTATAAGAAAAATAACGGAGAAGCAAAAAGATGCGATTATCGTGGCTAGTTTGGGGACTTTTAGCACAGGTATCAACATCCGCAATCTTCATAATATCATTTTTGCGAGCCCATCAAAGTCACAAATTAAAGTCCTCCAAAGCATCGGACGAGGACTCAGAAAAAGCGACAATGGAATAACTACAAAGCTATACGATATATCAGACGACCTACAACATAAATCTAAGAAAAATTATACGTTATTGCATTCTGAAGAAAGAATCAAAATTTATAAAAGAGAGCAGTTTAATTTTAAGATATATAAAATAAAGGTTTAAATTAATGATTGATGATAATGTAAAACAAATTAAGATGGCTAATGGTGATGAAGTCCTTTGTGAAATTATAGAAGAATTAGAGGACGATCTGGTTGTAAGGTATTGCCTTACTATTGAAAAAGTATCAAGTGCTGATTCTGAGCAGATTGAAACCTTTTACGTTATGAGACCATGGATGACTTATATTGAAAAGAGTGATGAAGTCATAACATTATCAAAGTACCATATCATGGGTGCAGCTGAGCCTGCAACAGCATTGTTAAATCAATATGCAAAAGCCCTTAAGACTATTATTGAGCTATCTGAAGAAGAATCGGCTATGGATGAACTTAAAGATATCTTAAAAATGGATCCATCTGATGATTCAAATCCATCCAATGTTGTTAAGATTACAAATCTTTTTGATAGTAAAAAGAATAAGCTTCATTGACATTGGATACTACTCCCCTACTAAAAAGACTACTCTTTTATTATACCATATCTGCTTAGACTTGTACATAGGCTATATGCGTATTATAGTAAAAAAAAGTGTTTACATTCCCTTTAAAATAGATTATAATTATCAATATAGTTTGGAGATAATATATGCCTAAGAAGTCGAAAAACGTACACTACGTTAATAACGCTGAATTCTCATTGTCTGTGGTGGGTTATGTTCAAAACGTAGCCTCAGCCAAAGCAGCTAATGAAATTCTACCTATTGTCCCAGATGATATAGCAGTTTCATTTCTTAAGATTGCTGAAAATCTTTCTCATAAATCTAACTTCATACGATACACATATCGTGAAGAAATGGTTATGGACGCAGTAGAGAACTGCCTCAAAGCTGTAGAAAATTACAACATTGATGCTAAAACCAGATCAGGTAAACCCAATGCTTTTGCGTATTTTACTCAAATTATTTGGTTTGCATTCTTACGTAGAATCACTAAAGAAAAGAAACAACAAGAGATCAAAGAAAAATATATGCTTCAATCTGGCATCGAGGCTTTTATTACTTCTTCAGATGAAAATGCCTCAACTCAGGTAGCCACACACTTTGTTGATACTTTAAAAGATCGTATTGATAAAGTTAAAGCATATGACACAGAAATTAAAACCTTTGCAAAAGCTAATAAGCCGAAGAAGCGAGCGCGCCATGTTGACTCAGATCTTCAACCCTTTTTAGAATGATGAAAGAAGATTGTTGGCGATGTAAATATGTTGTCTGGGCCATTGGAGTCGGTCAAGGCGTTTTATGTTATCATCCTAGCAATCAAAAATATAATCCAAAGCCTCGTAAATATGTTCCTTTAAGTGAAGAAGATAATTACTTAGTAAATAAAGCAACAATTGTAAGGTATATACCAGACGGGTGTGAATTAAGAGAAGAAAGGTCTCCTCACAATGAGTCAGATTCAAGAAAAAATTAAACTTCACATGGATGCTATACAACATATTATGGAAGCGCCTGGACAAGATCACTTAATAGAAGGTAAAACAGATTTACTAAATCAAATGGCTAAAGTTAGTTTATTTACTGGACATATGAACGATGAAGACAAAGATTACTATCAAGCAGTACAATACACTCTTGAAGAAAAATCAGATTGGAATGTTAAAAAATGAAAATAGCAGTCTTGAATGATACTCATTGTGGTATCAGAAATAGCTCAGACATATTCTTAAATAACGCAAATACCTTCTACGATAAAACATTCTTCCCTTATTGTGAAGAACATAACATCAAACAAATACTTCACCTAGGTGATTATTATGATCACCGTAAGTTTGTTAACTTTAAAGCTCTTAATTCGAATAGGAAGCACTTTTTAAACAAGCTCAGAGACCTTGGCATAGCTATGGATATTATGCCTGGGAATCATGATACTTATTACAAGAATACCAATGATCTAAATTCACTTAAAGAATTGCTTGGTCACTTTATGAATGAAATCCATATCGTAATGAAACCCAGTGTAATGGATTATGATGGTATGAGAATAGCATTGCTTCCATGGATTACTGCTGAAAATTATGATGAGTCTATGTCATTCATTAAGAATTGTAGAGCTGATTGGCTTGGTGGTCATTTAGAGCTATCAGGTTTCAACCTTATGGCTGGTATCGTTAATCAGCACGGTATGGATCATACAATTTTTAACAGATTTGAAAAAGTACTATCAGGGCATTTCCATACAAAGTCTCAAAGAGATAACGTAATGTATCTCGGATCACAAATGGAATTCTTTTGGAATGATGCTCACGATAATAAATATTTCCATGTTATTAATACTGACACTCGTGAAATAGAAGCTGTTAGAAACCCCCATACTATTTACGAACGTATCACCTATGATGATAGTAACTACAATTATTTGGATATGAACCTTGATCATTTAGATCATAAATTTGTAAAAATAGTTGTAAAAAATAAGCAAGACCTGTTTACATTCGATCGTTTTGTTGATAGAATACAAAATAGGAAGATTCACGAACTAAAGATTGCTGAAAACTTTGATGAGTTTATCGGTGAAAATGTTGAGGATGAGGGTATATCCCTTGAAGATACTTCAACATTGCTTGATAGTTATGTTGAATCTGTTGACACTGAACTTGATAAAGACCGCATAAAGGTAGATATGAGAAAACTTTTGATTGAAGCACAGGCGCTTGAAGTAGTATGATTATATTCAAAAATCTTCGTTGGAAGAACTTTCTGTCGACTGGTAACCACTGGACAGAAATCAATCTAAATAAAACAGGATCAACATTAATCGTTGGGCAAAATGGTGCTGGCAAATCTACTATGCTTGATGCACTATCATTTGCACTATTTGGTAAACCACACCGGAATATTAATAAACCACAACTAGTCAATACTATTAACAATAAAGATTGCGTTGTTGAGGTAGATTTTGTTATTGGTAAATTTGAATATAAAGTAATCCGTGGGATTAAGCCACAGATCTTTGAAATATGGCGCAATGATGAACTTTTAAATCAATCATCACATGCTAAAGAATATCAAAAAATCCTTGAGCAGAATCTTCTTAAACTGAATCACAAATCTTTTCATCAAATTATTGTGCTAGGCAGTAGCTCATTCATTCCGTTTATGCAACTACCAGCTCAACATAGACGCGATGTTATTGAAGACCTATTAGATATCAATGTATTCTCTAAAATGAACCTTTTGATCAAAGAAAAGAATGCTATTGTTAGGGAAAAGCTTAAAGAAATTAACTACAATTTAGACATTGTAAAAAATAAAATTGAATCTCAAAAGAAATATATTCGTGATATAACTCAAATCAATACGGATGAAATCAATGATAAAGAAGAAAAAATTAGAGAAGTACAAACGATCATCTCGGATTTACAACTTTCTAATGGGAAACTTTGTAGTTTTATTGAAGCAAACACCGAAGCGTGTCAAGCCGCACTCAAGCAAGCCAATAATAAAAAACAGATCATTCTGTCAGATAAGGCTACAACGACATCAGCCATTAAAAATGTCGTTGGGGATTCGAAATTTTACAAAGTTAACGACAACTGCCCTACCTGCACACAGGAGATTGAACCGGGGTTTAAGCAAGCGAAGATTGACAACCTCAAAACTCAAGCGATAGGCCTTAAGCATACTTTAGACTCTTTACAAGAACAGGCTGAAGGTATAACTGAAAACTTGGACAAGTGGACAAAAATACATGACGACATAAGAAATCAACAGTCAGATGTTCATACTAATAATAAGAACATAGAAATATATCAAAATCAAATCATTAGCTATAACAATGATATTACAAGATTAACATCTAGAGAAGGGGATCTATCAACAGCTAATTCTGAGTTAAACACTATGAAGGATGACAACAATAGTTATATGGAAAGCCGCTTTGAATTGAATGAGCAATATTCATATAACAGTGTTATGGGTGAAATGCTAAAAGATACCGGAATTAAAACTAAAGTCATTAAACAATATATTCCGGTTATTAACAAATTGGTCAATCAATACTTACAAGTTCTTGACTTCTTCGTACATTTCAACTTAGATGAAAGCTTTCAAGAAACTATACGATCACGCCATAGAGATGCCTTTTCATATGATTCATTTTCTGAAGGTGAAAAGCAAAGAATTGATTTGGCCTTATTGTTTACTTGGCGAATGATTGCTAAAATGAAGAACTCTGTTGCCACCAACCTTTTGATCCTTGACGAAACATTTGACAGCTCACTTGATCATGATGGGGTAGATAACTTAATGAAAATACTTCATACCCTTGATGATGATACTAACGTTTTTGTCATATCGCATAAGGGAGAAATACTTGATGGTAAATTTAAAGAAAAGCTTGAATTCTATAAGGAAAAAAACTTTAGTAAAATAAGATAAAATTTGTTTACAATCCGCACATACTATGTTATAATAGTTTTATATTCGAACAATGGAGAAATACATAATGGAACTAACTGAAAACACTCTACAAATCTTAAAGAACTTTTCAGCAATTAACTCAAATATTGTCATCAAACAGGGTAATACTTTGCAGACTATCGCAGAAGCTAAAAATCTATTGGCTAAAGCTGAAGTAGTCGAAAACTTCCCACAAGATTTTGGTGTGTATGATCTAAGTGAATTCCTTGGAGTATTGGGTTTGGTAGATAACCCTCAGCTTGAATTCAATAATGATCACGTTTCAATTGCAGACTCAACAGGTAGATCTAAGATTAAATATTTCTTTTCTGATCCTGATATGCTCACAACGGTTACCAAAGAAGTCAAAATGCCTGAAGCAGATGTTAAATTCGCATTGGATAATACTACTCTTGGTCGTATTAAACGTGCAGCATCAGCACTTGGTCATAATGAATTGATCATTGAACCCGATGGTGATGGAACAGCATTGCTTACAGTAACTACTTCGGAAAACTCTACAGCAAATACGTATTCTATTACTGTTCCAGTGGAAGCTACAACAAGTATATATAAACTTGTATTCAATATTAATAATATTAAAGTTTTAGCCGGAGATTATGATGTTGAAATTTCTTCAAAACTAATCTCTAAATTCACTAACTCAGCTAATTCTATGAATTACTGGATCGCCCTCGAAAAAACATCAACCTACGGAGAATAATAATTATGGCCGACCACAAGAAATCTTATGACCTTATGAATCAGATCTCACGATCTTCAATTGCTATCATTGATACTATTACTCAACGTGGTGGTTTTCGTGGTGAAGAGCTTTCAACCATTGGTCAACTACGTGATCAATGTGCGCAAGCAGTACAAGTAGTTGAATCATACAAGCAAGAAGAATCCGAAGCTGAATAATAAACCTTAATAAGGATAGACTATATAATGAATCTTGATAATGAATTTCTGTGGGTTGAAAAATATCGTCCACAAAATATTGAAAATACTATCCTACCAGCTGATCTAAAAGCAAACTTTGAAAAGATTATCAAGACCGGCGAACTTCCGAATATGCTATTTTCGGGTTCTGCTGGTCTTGGCAAAACCACTGTTGCTAAGGCTCTATGTAATTCTTTAGAACTAGATTACATACTAGTGAATGGATCTGAAGAAGGTAACATTGAAACCCTGCGTGGTAAAATTAAACAATTTGCCTCTTCAATATCATTACAAGGTGGCTATAAAGTAGTCATTTTGGATGAGGCTGATTATCTTAATGCACAATCTACTCAACCAGCTCTTCGCGGTTTTATTGAAGAGTTCTCTAATAATTGTAGATTTATTCTAACATGTAACTTTAAAAATCGTATCATTGAACCACTTCATTCTCGTTGTGGTGTATATGAATTTAATACTTCAAAGAAAGACTTAACTGGACTTGCTGCTTCATTCTATAAGCGAGCCCGTAGTATTCTTGAACAAGAACATACTACATTCGAGCATCAAGATTTAGTTGATCTTATTATGAAACATGCTCCTGATTGGAGGAGGGTCTTAAATGAACTCCAAAGACGATCTGTGGATGGTGTATTTAGTGGCGGCGGTGCTTCTAGTTCTTCTGGCAATGAAATTGATACACTCCTAAAGTATATCAAAGAAAAAGACTTTAAAAAGATGCGGGGTTGGGTGGTTAATAATATTGACACTGATGCTTCATCTATTTTTCGTGGGATTTATGATCGTATGTCTAATCATATGGTCCCTGCTTCTATCCCTCAAGTAGTTCTTATTCTTGCAGACTATCAATATAAACAAGCTTTTGTTGCTGATCATGAATTAAATGTGGTAGCATGTATGACTGAGCTTATGGCCAATGTGGAGTTTCAACGATGAATCATTCTGTAGTATATGACTTTGAGACATTATCTCAAGATCAAATTAAAGGCGTAGTTATTTCTTTTGCTATGCTTTCATTTGATGAATCAAGACTTGTTGATAAACCATATGAATATGATGAACTACTTAAGAATTGTCATATGATTAAATTTAACGTAGATGAGCAGGTCAAAGAATATGGTCGATCAGTTCAAAAAAGTACTCTTGATTGGTGGAAAAAACAGCCAAAAGAAGCTCAATATCAATTGAAACCTAGTGAAGATGATATGTCTATTACTGAGCTATATGACTTCTTTGTTGC